TTAAGAAAGTTATTGCTGTGGCCAAGACCGAAAAAGGTACTCCACAAATTTACTTAACACATAGCCAAGGAGCAAAAACTAAAACTGGCAAAGGTGCGGTCAATAAAGATCCATTAGCATATGATGATAAAATCAAATTTGCTCAAAAAGCTTTTGGTCCCATTGTTAAAAAATCTCCAGCAAAAACTATCATACAATTACTTAAACTCCTTGATAAACAGTTTGATAGAGTTATATTTGTGGCTGGATCTGATAGAGTCAAAGAGTTTAACAATACATTAAATAAGTACAATGGAACAGAATATAAATTCAGTGAACTTAAAGTCGTGTCAGCCGGCCAAAGAGATGAGGATGCCGATGATGTATCAGGGATTTCAGGTACTAAAATGCGTGGATACGCTAAGACAGACATGAAAAAATTTACTGCAAACTTACCGAAAAAATTAAAAGGCGACGCCGAGAAAATTGCAGCGTTAGTAAATAAAGGCACTCAAATGACAGAAGAATCAGACTTAGATGAAGCTTTATCACGTCAGGAAAGACGTAAAAGAGGTTTGGCTATGAAAAAAGCTAGATTCAAAATCGCCCGCGGTAGAGAAAAGGCTAAGAGAAAAACTGCATCTATGGAGGTTCTCAAAAAGAGAGCACGTAAGGCAGCTATTAATATTCTTAAAACAAAGTTTTCTAAGTCAAGAAGATATGCTGACATGTCTGCTGGCGAAAAGGAAGTTATCGATAAGCGTATTGAAAAAGTAAGTAAACAGCGTATCGATGCAATTGCTAGAAAGCTTTTACCAAAAGTAAAAACTGCTGAAAGAGAACGTCGTTTAAATCTAGCTAAAGGTGGTTCTTCAAAACAAGAAGAAGTAACTGAAACAACTGGAGCATATTTCAAAGGCGTTGAAAAAGAAAAAAGAGATGATCGTGAACGCCACTTTGATCGCAATGCTAAAAAGGCTGATGACGATGCTTCAGCTTATAAGCCAGCACCAGGCGACAAAGAAGCTAAAACAAAAGAATCAAAGCATACCAAAAAAGCACGGGCAATGGGTTACATTGAAGAGCTTGTATGGGAAGACCTTGTTGAAGGTTTAGACGAAGCAATGTGGGGCCAAAGAATTAGTAAAAAACCACATATGTTAATGGATAAAAATAACAAAGTTAAATTTGATAAACGTTTTAAAATGTACAAGCCAAAAGTACAAGAAGATTTAGATCTTAGCGACATTAAAGATTTAGCAAATTCAACTGAAGATTTTATAACAGAGGAAACTGAAATGCGTTCATTTAGTCAGTTCATTAAAGAAGATTGGGTGTGCGGCCAATGCAGTTGCGATCCATGTACATGCGGTGAAGAAAATCTTTCAGAAGATGCCGCTGGAAAGTCTTTAAAAAGTAAAGCAGAAAAATCCGGTATGCCAACGAGCGTTTTACGTCAAGTTTATAACCGCGGTGTTGCTGCATGGAAAACAGGACATCGTCCTGGAACAACTCCTGAACAATGGGGTCATGCTCGAGTAAACTCGTTTATTACTAAATCAAAAGGAACATGGGGTAAGGCTGATAAAGACCTCGCTGATAAAGTTCGTGGTTCATCTAAGAAAGAAGAAGCTGAACAGCTTGACGAATTATCTCCTGAAACTTTAAAGAGCTATAAGAAAAAAGCTATGAAGCAATACACGCAATCAGCGAATAAAAGAAATCCTGGTGGCGGCAATTATGGATCAGCAACAAAGGCTGCTCAAGATAAACATCAAAAGAGATTTGATAAGCGTCATAAAGGTATTGGTTCAGAAATTAAACGTACAACTGATTCTGATATTCACTTAAAAGATCCAAAAGGTCTTGTAAGAAAAGATCCAAAATCAAATTCAATGACTGGTAAACCAGCACCTTATAAGAATAGAGCTGAATCTAAGGTTGATGAAGTACTTGATACTCCAAAGGCAATGGATAGCTATCATAATAAAGCTAAAGCTCAAAGTGATAGAGCTCGGAACTCTGCGACAGCAAAGCTTGTAAGAGGTGGGAAAGAAAAAGATATTTCAAAAGAAAAAAATACTATTCGCAAACGTGAAAAGGGTATGGATATGGCTCAAAATGTAAGAGCTAAACAATTCCGTAAGTCTATAGGTAGAGGTTATGGAGAATCACTAGATATTAATGCTAAATTTGAAGAAAATTTTGTACAACAACAAGAGGAATCCAATTTGGCTTTCACAATCAAAGGTAAGCTTGGTGAAGCGTTTAAAGAAGAAAAAAATAAAATACGCGAAGAACTTAAAGCTTTAAAAACTAACTTAGATAAAATCGAAGGATCTTGCGGTTCAGGCGCCGGTGAAGAAGGTACTCCTGAACTAGTTAAAAAGTTTAAAAAAGATACACCAAATGCCTAAAAGCTTTAAAAAATACATAGCCGAAGATACACTAAACGAAAATGCTCTCAAAGCATTAAGAGTTGCAACTAAAGCTCATTCGGGTCAAACGCGCAAGAGTGGTGGCAAATACATCGAGCATCCAAAAGAAGTTGCTCGCTTTGTAAAACAGTTTAAAAAATCTAATAACCTTTCTGCAATGATCCAAGCAGCTTATTTGCATGATACATTAGAAGATACTGATACAACATACGAAGATCTAGTTAAACAGTTTGGCGGATTAGTAGCAGATATGGTACAGCAATTAACTACAGACAAAGCAGCGTCTGATGCTATCGGCAAAGGTGAATATATTGCTGGCAAAATGGCTAAGATGTCAAGCTGGGCACTAGTAGTTAAACTCGCAGATAGATTAGCAAACGTACAAGATATTGATACACGACCTGCAGATTTTCAAAAGAAATACGCTGCACAGACTGCGCTTGCTATTAAACGTCTTCGTAGTGATAGATATTTAAGTAAAACACATAATAAAATCATATCAGCTATTGAGAAAAAGATTAAAGAGTATGTATAGTTTTAAACAATATATATCAGAAGGTCTTAAGATCAAACTCATTAGAGGTAAGACCCAAGATGTTTTAAAAATGCAGGATACTAAAGAGAAATCTTGGGTTGAAGTGCGTGGCAAATCTAACTTTGAAACTAAGTTTGACCCAAAAGATCCTTTACACAAAGCAATTGCAGCTTTACGTAAATCGGTTAATGTATCTGAACTTGTAAATGGAGAGCCTGTAGGCATTAATCCAAACCACCCACACGGCAAGAAAGCCCTGGCAGCAATGAAGAAGTTAATGAAATGAAAAACTTTAAATCTTTTTTAGAATCAAAAGACGAATACGATAATGAAGGTAGTATGGCAAAAGGCCAATTAAAAACCATGATCGATGCAGCGCAACAATTGCATGATATGTTATCTGATGACGAAAACATGCCAGAGTGGGTACAAAGTAAAATCACTAAGGCTACAGATTACATTGACACCGCAAGAGATTATATGAAGTCTCAAGATGGTGAAGAAGTCAACCAGCAGGAAGCATGCTGGGATACTCATAAGCAAGTTGGTATGAAAGAGAAAGGGAATAGATTAGTTCCTAATTGTGTACCAAAAAATGAAAGTATTCCACCTGAAATAGTGGGTGCTGCTATTGCTGCACCTATGATTGCCCAAGGTGCTAAGCATGCTATAAAAGGTGCAGCTAAAGCTGTTAAGGGTTTGTATAAAGGTAAAAAAGCAGTAAATAGAGCTGGTGAAAAACTTGCTAAAAGAGTAATTAAATGAAATACAAAACATTAGAAGAAGCGGTGATTGACGTTTTATCTAAACCACAAAAGGTTGCTCCGATAAGAAAAAAGCTATCGCCTTATTTGCTACATAAAAAACAATTTCCGGGTTGTAAAAGTAGAACCTGTACAGGAGAATGTCAAAATGAAAAGTTTTAAACAGTTTTGTGAAGGTTCAGAAACGTGGGAAGCTGGTTATAAGCGCCGTGTTGTAAAAACAACCAAACCTGAGCATAAAGAAGCTGGTCATAATTGGCGTATTAAAGGTAAAGATAAAGCACACCTTAGTATTAAGCTATATAAAGAAAAGCCATCACAGGCAGAATTTAATAAACAAATGAAAAGAGTAGCGGGGCACGAGTTCGGTGGATAAATTTAGTAAATATACAGAAGAACGAATCGATGCAATTTGCGAAGAGTGTAATCTATACGAAGATATAGAAATCACCGAGTCAGAGTTTGAAGGTAAGAAAGTCAAGCTTAACGATCCTATTCGCACATCTGAAAATCCAAATAAGAAATTTAAAGTATATGTAAAGAACGAAAAAGGCAACGTAGTTGTTGTTCGTTTTGGTGATCCAAACATGGAAATTAAAAGAGATGATCCAAAACGCCGGGCATCATTTAGGGCTAGACATGGTTGCGATAATCCAGGTCCTAAATGGAAAGCAAAATATTGGTCGTGTTACCAGTGGCGGGCCGGCGCAAACGTAGATAACTAATAAATAGTTTAAATTAGATAGAGGAAATATAAAGATGGATTTTCAAGAAGCACTTATTAAAGCACTAGATACACGCTTAGAAGAAAAGAAAATGGATCCTGTTGGTCAAGCTGACGCAGATATTGATAACGACGGAGACGTTGATGATTCAGATGAATATCTTCACAAACGTCGTAAAGCTATTAAAAAAGCTATGAAAGAGCAGGAAGAAGCTCGCTTAGCAGAAGAATAAATAAACTAACCCAAATAAGGAGATAAAAACAAATGGCACTTTGGGGAAAAACAGACGCATTAGCTTCAGTACCAACATGGTTAGAAGACGATGCTAATAACACAAACAAATCAAATGACCGTGATAACGCGGTATTTGTTGACCTTGAAGAAGCGGCTGTACCAGCTAACCGCGCAAAAGGGTTAACAGGACCAGGTTGGTGGTTGTACCACACAGCAAACGGCCGCCACTTCGCAGAATGCTTAGTACCAATGAAAGTTGCAGCTGCTGATGCAGGCGACTTGGGTGTGACAGGCGCGGGCGATGACGCAATCGTTGCTGATCCTTCATAAGTAAAGAAATAACATATAATGATATTGACAGAATCAACCTTTCTGTTGTTTGCAGCAAAGCATTATGAAAACCCACATTGTTCTGATATAACAGAATTTGAAGATGATCTAAAAAGATTTCAGTATCTTCGAAAGTTATTTGTCAGATATAAACAAGATGGCGATTTGAAAGAGAGGTTGATTCTCAATCATCTGATTGTCATATATAATGTATTCGGCTTAGAAGCAACTAATATACTATTCATGAAATTAAAAGAGTTTCATGTTTACTTAAAGCCATTTGTAGAATATTTGAATTTTATGCCAGAAAACATTGTATATGAAGATGTTGTTATAAACAAAAATGATATAGATTCAGATTTTCTCATAATAGATAAACTCAAAGGAATATGACCTATGGTCGTCGACTTATTTTTAGTATACCAATTTATTAGGCGACTTGCCACACCTTTTAACAAATGGAAAGCATTTGATTTAGGTATTATCGATGAAGATGGTAAGGTACTAATTAAAAGAAAAAACTTTACTAAAAAGGTGCAATCAGATAACTGGGGCACTTTTGATATTATGATTGCTAATTTAAAGAAACTTCTGGCTAAAATTCCAGGTGGTGGTTCAAAACTAGCATCATACGCTGCTGCTCTTTTTCTAATTAAAGAATACAAAGCTTTTTCTGATGAGTCATTACTTAATGAAGACATGACTGATAAACAACTAGATGAATCAATCCATTTATTTTCTAGTAGATATAACTATTATACCACACTGAATGAAGATGTCAATAGTTTAAATGAAAAAGCTGAACTTTTTTTAGAAGCTCGTAAGCCTCAGCCTCCTCGTTGGAAGAGAGCCGGTAACAATGGAGAAATACAAGCCACTATTGGTAGTGAGAAATATCAAATCGAAAAAGCACTAGACCATAATGAACGCCATAAAGGTGAGTGGAAAGTTATGGTTTGGGATAAACGTAGAAGCAGCTGGGAGTGGGAAACCACTGAGTACGGTAAAGCCAACGCTAAAGATTGGATTATGGATAGACTAAAAGAATCAGCTACTAATATGCGCACTTTAAAACTTATAGATAAAATTAAAAAGTCTGGTGTTGTAAAATCTGGTTCTATGGCCAAAAAGAATATAGACACTAAACCAGAAATAAAAGAAGAACCAACTAATAATGTTGGTAGTGGTAATATTGCAGGCATGGATGCTGGCCACATGTCAAAAGCCGCTCAAAAAAAGTGGACTAAATCAAATAAAACCAAAAAGAAAAAATTAAGAGATATTATGGGAGTACCTAAACAATGATTACATTAGAACAATTTACAGCGATGATTCCAAAGAACAAAAATCCTGAAGCTTGGTATGATGCTGCTGTTCCTGCATTTGAAAAATATGATATTACTACGACAAATAGAATTGCGGGTTTTATGGCACAGTGTGCTCACGAGTCACTAGACTTTACTAGACTAGAAGAAAACTTAAACTACAGCGAAAAAGCGCTCAACTCAGTCTTTGGCCGTTATTTCGGAAAGGACAAAAGAGATGCTAAAGAATACGCGCGCGATCCTGAAAAAATTGCGAACTATGTTTACCAAGATGAATACCGCAGCAAACGAGGCGCTATGGGCAACACCACTGCCGGTGATGGGTGGAGATTTAGGGGCCGCGGCATTAAGCAACTTACAGGTAGAAACAATTATACTGCGTTTGGAAAGTCAGTCGGCATGTCAGCGGAAGAAGCAGCAGACTATGTCGCAACCGAACGAGGAGCTCTCGAGTCAGCCTGCTGGTTCTGGGCAACAAACAAACTTGACAAGTGGGCCGACAACGGCGACATTAAAGGGTTGACAAAAAAGATTAATGGTGGTACTATTGGTTTAGAAGATCGTACTCGTCGTTGGGAAGAAGCATTAGCTATCCTTGGCGGTGAAGTACCGGCTCCTAAGACTACCAAGAAAACCACGTCTTCTGTTGTACGTACATTACGTAAAGGTATGAATGGCGATGATGTTGCTAAAATGCAAAAGGCTATTGGCGTAGGTGCTGATGGTGATTTTGGTTTTGGAACCCTTACTGCTGTAAAGAAATGGCAAAAACTAAATGGCTTAACTGCTGACGGTATTGTAGGCCCAGCTACTCAAGCTAAAATGTTTAATTAATATAAATAGAGTATGAATAATTAAATTAAAAGGAGACTACAATGTCACTAGAAAACATTATTAAAAACGCAATGGAAAACAAGCCTTTAGATATGAAAGAGGCCTTCCAAGAAGAAATGCAAACTCGTATCGCCGCCGCTTTGGAAGAAAAGTACAAAAAAGCGATGAAAGAGGAAGACGACGAAGATAAAGACGACGACGATGAAGACGAAGA